TCTAAAGTAATCAATGGTACAATGCGAGAAGTCAAACGACAATTCTCTGATAAAAACACCATGATTGTATTCCTTACGGCCCGAGCTGATATGGATAGCAATGCCACTTTCAAAGACACCTTCCGTGATCACGGTATCAAGGTAAATGATAAACGTATACGATTCGAATTGGTTGGTAACCTTAAGAAAGGAACTATACCACAAAGAAAAGAATATGTTATACGCAAGTTCTTAAACAAGTTTAAAAAAGCAGAAGATGTTCGAATATATGATGATCATAAAGAAAACATAAATATACTCGATAAGGTTGCTAAAGATTTTCCAAATATAAATTTTCAAAAGTTCTTAGTTAAGAACGGAGTTATCAAATCAGCAGGTCAGTTGAATTTCAAGGAATGGTATGAGTTCGTTTAAAGATTATATAGAAGTACTAGAAGCTACTAAAGGCGGCAAGAATGTACACATGACTCACATAGAAGATAGAGTTATCTATGGTGGAGTTAAAGGAGCTCGAGAAGCTATTCTTGCTCTGCGTTCTATGAGAGATATGCTTGCAGGTAATACAAAAACTGGAACTAATGTAACAGTTAAATGGGACGGAGCTCCTGCAGTCTTTGCTGGAATCGATCCTAGTGATGGTGAGTTCTTTGTAGCTAAAAAAGGTATCTTTAATAAGAACCCTAAAGTCTATAAATCAGAAGCCGAAGTTCGGGCTGACACATCTGGTGATCTTGCTGATAAGTTAACTGTTGCATATAACGAATTAAAAGATTTAGGAATACAGGGTGTTATCCAAGGTGATATTATGTTCACTAACGATTTAAAATCTGAATCGATTGATGGCACTTCATATATTACATTCCAACCAAACACGATTGTCTATGCCGTACCTAAAGATTCTAAACTTGGAAAGACAATATCTAAAGCTAAATTAGGAGTTGTTTGGCATACAACTTATACAGGTAAAGATTTTGAATCAATGAAAGCTAAGTTTGGAGTTAATTTATCTAAGCTTAAAAAGAAAGCTTCTGTATGGTATCAAGATGCTGATCTTCGTGATTTATCGGGAACAGCAACATTCACTTCTAAAGATACTAAAGAAGTTACCGATGCATTATCAAAAGCTGGAAAGATATTTAGTAAAATTAGCGGAAGTACTCTTAAAGAACTAGAAGGTAATATGGAATTGGCTTCGAAGATAGAAACTTTTAATAATACTTTAGTTCGAAAGGGAGAAAGAATTACTAATACTACTAAACATGTATCTGATCTATTAAAATACTTTGACCAAAAATTCGGAAAAGAACTAGAAAAAAGAAAAAGTGATAAGGGTAAGGCAGCAGTTACTCAAAAACAGAACGAAATGATGACCTTTTTCTCACCAAAAAATAAGAAAAACCTTATTTTAATGTTCGATTTGATGAATGCTATTGTAGATGCAAAGCTAATTATTATAAATAGATTAGATAGGCTTAAAAAAATTGATACTTTCGTCCGAACAAGAAATGGATTTAAAGTAACTGGCTCTGAAGGTTTTGTTGCAGTTGATAAAACAAAAGGAGGAGCTGTTAAGCTAGTTGATAGATTAGAATTTTCTATGAACAACTTTTCAAGTGATGTAATTAAAGGCTGGGAAAAATGAAGAGTTTTAACGAACACTACGATAATGCGTGCGATGCTCTCTATGATCATAAACTAGAAGAAGCAGAGTACCAAGGTAAAAAAGTTACCTTAAACGATCCTATTCGAACTTCAGAAAATAAAAATAAAAAATTTAAAGTATACGTAAAAGGTCCAAAGGGCAACGTTGTAGTTGTTAGATTTGGTGACCCTAAGATGAGCATCAAAAGAGATGATCCCAAGCGTCGTAGTAATTTTAGAGCACGACACAATTGTGATAACCCTGGTCCAAAATGGAAAGCAAGATATTGGTCTTGTTTCCAATGGAGAGCTGGAGCAAAGGTAGATAATTAATGAGTATAAGATCGTTCAAATCATTTAGTGAAGATAAATCCAAAGAGGTTGTATTCTCTTTTGGTAGATTTAACCCGCCTACAACTGGCCACGAAAAGCTTATTAAAAAAGTTGCAGCTCAAGCAATAGGAAATAATTTTAGAATATATGTATCTCAATCAGTAGACCCGAAAAAGAATCCACTTCAATATAAAGAAAAAGTACAATTAATGAGAAAGATGTTTCCTAAGTATGGTAGGAACATCATCTACAATAAAAAAGTTATTAATGTATTTGATATTTTAGTTGATTTATATAATCAAGGATTTCAAAAAGTAACAATGGTAGTTGGTTCTGATCGAGTACCAGAGTTTCGTAAATTAATGTCAAAATATAACGGTGTGAAAGCTAGACATGGTCTCTATGAGTTTGATTCAATCAATACTGTTTCTGCTGGTGATAGAGACCCTGATGCTGATGATGTATCGGGTATGTCAGCTTCCAAAATGAGAGCTGCAGCAATTGCTGGAGATTTAGATTCATTTAGTAAAGGCCTTCCAAAATCATTTGGAGATAAAGTTGGTGTCTTTAATCTTCTTCGTAAAAGAATGGGATTGAAAGAAATGACTAACTTCCGTAAACATATTGATCTTGGACCACAATCTATATTAAGAGAAAAATATGTTAGAGGCGAAATATTCAATGAAGGTGACACAGTTTGTTGTTTAAGAACAGGTACAAAATTTATTATATGGGAAAAACAATCTAACTATGTAATAGATAAAGATGGTAATAAATACTGGCCAAAAGATTTGCTTGAGGTAAAACAAGACCCCGATGTAAAAGATAAAAAGGGAACTCAACCAGCTAAATATTATAAAGGTCTTTCAAAATCTACTAAAGATAAGCGAGATGCGCATTTCAAAAAAGGTGCTAAGAAAGATGATGACGATCCAAGCGCGTATAAGCCAGCACCAGGTGATGCTGATGCAAAGACTAAACCGTCTAAACATACAAAGAAATTTAAACAAATGTATGGAGAAGAACCTGATCCAGTAAAACGTGTTAGAGATAAACATAAGGATGAAATTGAACGAGATAAAATTCGTCACGATAGAGAAGTAGATAGAGCTAGATTACAAAAAGCACGATTAAAAAATCAAGATGAAGAAAAGAATCCTCGTATTCCTAGAAAGAAAGGTCAACCAGTTGGTAGTAAAAAACATAAAGAATCATTTAAAGAATACTACGAAGTTGGAACACCTGAATATATAAAGCACTCTAAAAAAATAACGCCAGGTGAAGATGTGAATGAAGATCAAATAATAGAAAAGCTAATTACTTTTGCAAAGAAAGCGTATCCTAAACAAGGTAATCTACTTATACTTGCTGGTGGAGCTGGCTCTGGAAAAGGGTTTATACTTAATAATCTAGTAGGGCTTGAAGGTAAAGTATTTAACGTAGACGATTTAAAATCTTTATCAATCAAAACACCTAAGATTATAGCAAGAGTTAAAAAAGAATTTGGTATTGACTTATCAAAAGTAGATTTAACAAAAAGTGATGATGTTGCTAAACTTCACGACATTATTGGTAATGAAATGGATTTAGCAAATAAACAACAAAAGGCATTTTTTGCTAATGTTATAGCTCAAAAACCTAATGCTAAACCAAATGTTATATTTGATGTGACATTAAAAGATTTAAGAAAACTACAAAACATTGCTAGAATGGCTGAAGCTATAGGATATGATAAAAAGAATGTTCATATTGTATGGGTAATTAATGACATCGAAGTAGCAAAAGTTCAAAACCTTGATCCAAAACGTGGTCGAGTAGTTCCTATTGAAATTCTAGTTAATACTCATAGAGGTGCATCACAAACAATGTTAGACATTATGAAGATGGGCACATCTCTTAAAAAGTATATGGATGGTGATATTGTATTTGCATTTAATAAAATTAATGTAGATAGTGATTTACAAAAGAGTAAAGCTGGTGGCTCATTCATTAAAAAGGCTGATTATTTTTATGTTAAAAGATCAGGTAAACCAGCAACCAAGTTCTCTGATATAGGAGATAATATTTTAAAGAAAATACAAGCATATGTTCCGAACGCTAACACATGGAGTTTAGACTAATGAAAAGTTTTAGAGAATATATGACCGAAGATAAAGTAACTGCTTCTCTTAAAAAGAAATCAAAAAAGACAGGTGTTGATATGGGAACTCTTCGAAAGATTTTTAATCGTGGAGTTGCTGCTTGGAGAACAGGTCACCGGCCTGGTACTAATCCAACACAATGGGGATTAGCACGCGTAAACTCTGTTTTATCAGGTGGACCAGCTAGAAAATCAGATGCTGACCTTTGGTCTAAAAGGAAGAAGGTAGCAAAATGATTTCATTCAAGGATTATATGACAGAATTAACTACACCTGGGCCTAAGCTATCTTCTAAACAGATAGTTAAAAAGATTAAAAAATTAGGAAATCAAGTTCCTACCTTAAAGGGGTGGGATAAAGTATTTTCTAAATTTAGTGCTAAAGAACTTCATTCACGTAAAGATTTAGAGGGCATGTTACCAGCTAAGGTAGCAAGTGGAGATATAAATCGATTATTTTTTGAAGGTAAAGGCGCACCTGAATCTTGGGAAGCAGGATTCAAGCGTAGAGTTGTAAAGACTACTAAACCTGAGCACAAAGAAAAAGGATATAACTGGCGAATTAAAGGTAAAGATAGACCCGAAGTAACTATTAAATTATATAAATCTAAACCTGATTTTGCTGAATTTAAAAAACAAATGAAGAGAGTTGCGGGACACGAGTTCGGTTAACGTATAAATAGGAATAACTATGAGACCAAAATTTGTACCAGAAGATATTAAAGACGAAGAAGTCGGAGCTTTTATGTCAGCCTTAGTGAAAGCTAAGAAAGAAAAAAAGAATGACTTTATCTATAATCAAAAGAAATATCGTGTTACTTCATCTTGTGAAGAAGTCGATGAAAGCCTTTGGGCAAATATTCATAAGAAAAGAAAAGCCGGTAAGAGAATGAGAAAGCCTGGTGAAAAAGGAGCTCCTACTGCTGCTGACTTCAAAAGAGCTAAAGGCGAATCAGTTGAAGAATATAAAGTACCTTCTAACTATGCTGCGATGATGGCGAAAAAACGTAAGAAAGCAGGCACTTCTGAATTTAGTAAATCAGATTCTAAAATGGCAAGGCAATCTGATAAACAATTAAAAGATTTAATGAAAAAGATGAGAGATTTAGAAAAGAAAGACCCTAAAAAACCATCTACTCAATCTATGATTAAACGGATCGCAAAAGAAATGAAGAAAAGAAAATTAACTGAACAACAATCGTTTAAAGAATATAAGATACTATCTAAAACACCTAGAAAAGATGCGTCTCCCGTTGATAAACAAATAAGGGCTGGAGTTAAATTTAGTAAGGCTAGGATTATGACTCATAAAGGAGAAGTAGAACTTACTAAAAAAGAAATGCAAGCATGGCTAAAATCTTATGATAAGTTACTTCCTAGACTTCAAGGTTCTATGAATAAAATGGCAATAAGAGGACCTGAAGGTTTAAGATTAACTATTAAAGCAGGTATCCACGACTTTGGACCAGCAATAAAAGACTACCCAACAGAACGTAAAGAGGATAATAATATGGAAGAATCAACAGCAGCTTATGCTAAATCACTTGAAAAAATTGCTAATGATCGTAAGATGAAAAACATTAGTAAAAAAGATAAAGAAACTCTTATTAAAATAGCACAGCTAATGAAAAGAGCTAATGAAGATAATACCAATGATAAGTCTGATGACGGAGATGGGTTAGATAAAGTTCAGCCTAAAGCAGTTAAGAAGAAATTTAAAGACCGTAAAGATAAAGATATTGATAACGACGGTGATGTTGATTCTTCAGATAAGTATCTACACAAAAGACGTAAAGCAGTTAGTAAAGCAATAAAGAGCGAATGTACTTCTGAAAAAGATTTTAAACCCCATTCCATGTACGATCCTAAAACAGGTAAGGCATTTAAAGCTAATACCTATGATGATCATTTAAAATATGATAAAATGGGATATGTACATGACAAACCTAAAGTTAAAAAAGAAGGTCTTACACCACGTCTTTCAGCTATGATTGATTCTTGTGGCGTTATATCAGATAAAGAAACTTTTGTTGAAGAGTTCAAGCTTACAGAAGATAGTAAATATTCACAAATTTACAAAGCAATTAAGTTACATAACAAATAAAATGGGAACTATGACTCATGGCAACAAAAGATACAAATGCAGTACGGCTAGATAGAATAGAAGAAAAAATAGATAAGCTTGCCGACGCTGTAGTAGCAATAGCTCGAGCAGAGGAAAAACTTTTAGGATTAGAACAAATATCTATGGATTTACATCGTAAGATTAGTGATATTGATGAGCGTCTTAGGAAAGTAGAAACTTCTTCCCATGATGCTACTAATAACCTTCAAGTAATAAATAAGATTTTTTGGATTGCAATATCGGCTTTAATTACAGGTGGAATCGTTGTCTATCTGTGGGGCCCAAGTGCACTATAAGGAGTAATAAATGTTAAATGATAAATTAACAAAAGACATAGCAGAGGTTGCTAAAGGAATAATGGCTACTGGTTACACTGTAAAAGAAGTTGAGGCACCTCGTGCAAAAGGTGAAAAAGACTTCTTAAAGTTACACGGTATTCAAGTAGTTGATGATCCAGAGCAAGACCCTGAGAACGTTCGTGGTAAACAATACACACCTAAAATGGCTGAAGGTAAAATGAAAGACCTTCAAGATTTAGTTAAGAAAGGTGTTAAAGACCCTAAGAAGATTGCTAAAGAATTAGGATTACCTATTACGAAAGACGTTCTTGGAGCAATTGATTCTTTAGTAAAAGGAATGTAATGAAAGATTTACAAGAAGCAGATGCTCTTTATCTTATCTACAAAGATAAGTTAAAAGCAAAGAAGGTTGCAACTCACATTAAAGCGCGTCACAAAAAATTTGACGTACAACTAGCTCCTATGGATGCTAAAAATATGGGGATTACTGTGTTTGGTAAAGGTGCTGAAAAAGTAAAATCTGATGTTACTAAAAAGTTTGGTAAACCAGACGATTTTATGATTGAAGAATTTCAGGACATTACCATAAGCGAAGTATAAATAATTTCACAATGAAATTGTTTGATGAATTAAATAATGATAACTTTGAGTTATATGCTGCTAAGTATTATGATAATCCTTGTTGTTTAGACGTTCAGGATTTTTATGATGACTTAGCAAAATTTAAATATATTGTAAGGTTGTTAAGAAAATATAGAGATACAGGAGTTATTCAAGAAAGACTACTCCTTAATCATATTATTAGCATCTATAATGTATTTGACATGTATGCAGCTAATAGGATGATGTTCTATCGAATAGAACCACTTCTTTGGCCGCAGATTAAAACATTTTTAGTTTATTTAAATTACGTACCTGAGAATATGTATCAGGATATTAGTATAGATGTTAAAATAGCAAAGAAATTACAAGCAATATAATGGGTGTATTAAGAGGACCAGATTTTTTCTATTCGTTAAGATTCCTAAGGCTACTAACAATGCCTTGGGAAAAGACTGCAGCATTCAAAGCTGGTGTTATAGATAAGAATGGGAAGAAATTAAAGAAACCCGAAACATCCGAAGAAAAATCTTCTTATAATGTATTTCATAAACTCGTGTTTAATATCAGGCGTCTATTAGCCAAAGCTCCAGGTGGTTCTTCAGCAATTGCCAAATATGCTACAGCTCTGTTTTTGATTAAAGATCATCTACAACTTTCAGATAAAAGCGTATCAAAAGTAATTAAAGAACATACCGGAGTAGAATTAAATGGCTTAACACTAGATGAACAATCAAATGCTTGGTATTTAACTGAGGATAAGAAAAAGATACAAAGTTCAAAATATGCGTTGACACGTGACATCGCGTTACCCAAAACAGGCGATATGCTAGCAAAAAAAGGTTCTTGGGTCTCTATCACGGAACATGAACCGGTTGGATCAATCTTTAATATACCGGTTTTCGAAGCACTTCACTTAAAAACAAATCAGAGTTTGTATGTAATTCAAGAGGACTTAGTAAGATGAGAAGTTTTAAAAAGTTCTGTGAAAATGTAGCAACTGGTTCCGCCGCTGTTGGTGTAGCTACTTCTACAAATCCAAACTCTAGTTATGATGCTCCACTAGTATTTGGTAAAAAGAAAAAATTAGCAAGACGATACCAAGAATTTAGTGTTCCAACTGAAGTGTTTAGAAAATTCCAAACAGGTAGAAATAAATTTGAAAGATGGTCTAAATATCTTAATCTTGACGACGTGAATCAAAAAGCAATTTATGATTACGCCAAAAAGAATAGGAAAGCTGTTATATTATTAAAAGACGATGAAACCGGCGCTATGCGTTCGATTCGACAACGATCTTCAAACAATTTGTAATTAATCTTTACAAATAGGCGAAGATAGTATAGAATATAGAGGAATTATTTAAACGGAAAAGGAAGAACTATGTCAACCATCTTTGAAGAGCAAATCTCACGTAAACCAGATCACTACCCATGGGCCAATCAATTTATAGAATCAATGCATAATGGATTTTGGACTGATAAAGAATTTAATTTTCAAGCTGATATACAAGACTTTAAAGTACACTTAAATGAAACAGAAAAAGAAATGGTTGTCAGGTGTCTTTCTGCTATTGGACAAATTGAAGTTGCAGTAAAAACTTTTTGGGCTAAACTTGGTCAGAATCTTCCACACCCCAGTCTTACAGATTTAGGATATGTAATGGCAAACGTTGAGGTGATTCATAACAATGCGTATGAAAGACTGATTAAGCTATTGGAAATGGAAGACGTTTTTGAAAAGAATCTAGAGCTTGACATTATTCGTAATCGTGTAAAGTATCTCCGTAAATATAATCACAAATACTATAAAGACTCAAAGAAACAATATGTATATTCACTTATTCTTTTCACATTATATGTAGAGAACGTTTCTTTATTTAGCCAATTCTATACTATAAACTATTTTAATCGATTTAAAAACGTACTTAAAGATACAGCTCAACAAGTAGCTTATACTTCTAAAGAAGAATTAATACACTCAATAGTAGGAATTAAATTAGTAAATACTATTCGTGAAGAAATGCCTGAGTTATTTGATGATGAATTTTGTGAGTTAATTAGAAATCAGTGTATTAAAGCATTCGAAGCTGAATCTGCAATTATTGATTGGTCAGTAAACGGGTATCAATCAGAACATTTAAGTGCTGATATTATGAGGAATTTTATTAAGAATCGTTTAAACGATAGTTTAGTTGATATTGGTATTGAACCAGTATTTACAGATATAGATAAAGATTTATTAGAAAAGACAACATGGTTTGAAGAAGACGTATTAGGAAATACTGCAACAGATTTCTTTTACAAACGTCCAACAGAATATTCAAAGAATGATAAGTCGTACGACGAAGACGACTTATTTTAGGATTACATTATGAGTGAAAAATATTATTGGTTAAATGATGATAGCAGATTGTTTCTTGAACGTGGATACTTAGAGGGTAGAGAAACGCCCGAAAGTAGAATCCGAGCTATTGGCCGAAGAGCTGAAGAATTATTAAATAAAGAAGGCTTTGCAAAAAAGTTTGAAGATTATATGTCTAGAGGTTGGTATTCACTAGCTTCTCCTGTATGGGCAAATTACGGTAAGCAAAGAGGTTTACCTATATCTTGCTTTGGTTCTTATGTTGATGATACTATGGAAGAGATTTTATACACAGTATCAGAAGTTGGAATGATGTCTAAAATGGGTGGAGGTACATCAGCTTATTTCGGTCATCTGCGAGAAAGAGGAAGTGAGATTAAATCAGGTGGACATTCATCCGGCCCAGTTCACTTTATGGAGTTATTCGAAACCGTAACTAATGTAGTATCTCAATCAAATGTTCGTAGAGGTTCTTTTGCTGGTTACCTTAATATAGATCACCCTGATGTAGAAGAATTTTTAGCAATTAGAAATGAAGGTCACCCTATTCAGAATATGTCATTTGGAGTAACTGTATCTGATAAATGGATGAAGTTAATGGTTGAAGGTGATAAAGATAAACGTAAGATATGGGGTAAAATAATTAAGAAAAGATTTGAGTCTGGTTATCCTTATATTATGTTTAGTGATAATGTAAACAAACATAAACCTAAAGTATATAAAGATCAAAAGAAAACTATATGGGGCTCAAACCTATGTTCTGAAATTTGTTTATCAACTGAAGTTGGCCAATCTTTTGTGTGTTGTTTATCTTCTATGAATTTATTACATTATGATGATTGGAAAGATACGGATGCAGTAGAAGTATTAACTTACTTTTTAGATTCTGTAATGTCCGAGTTTATTGAAAAAGCTCAAGATATTCCATTTATGAAAAGAACAGTAAATTTTTCAACTAAGCAAAGAGCTTTGGGAATTGGTGTATTAGGTTGGCATTCTTATCTGCAGAGTAAAAAAATACCTTTTGAATCATTAGAAGCTAATATGACCAATGTTCAAATTCATAAATTGATTCAAGAACAATCGCATGGCGCTTCTAAAAAGATGGCAGAAGAATATGGTGAGCCAGAATTATTAAAAGGTTATGGTATGAGGAATACTACAACTATGGCAATAGCTCCTACTACATCATCTAGTTTTATATTAGGACAAGTATCTCCAAGTATCGAACCATTGAACTCTAATTACTTTGTGAAAGATTTAGCAAAAGGAAAGTTCACATATAAGAATCCAGAGTTAGTAAAAGTGTTAGAAGAACATGGCCAGAACAATAAAGACGTGTGGAAATCTATTCTTGTTACTGGTGGTTCTGTACAACACCTTATGTTCTTAACTGATGAAGAAAGAGCTGTATTTAAAACATTCGGAGAAATCTCGCAGAAAGATGTTATTATTCAAGCAGCATCTAGACAAAAATATATCGACCAAGCACAATCATTAAACTTAATGATACACCCGTCGACTCCGCCAAGAGATATAAATAAGCTATTAATAGAGGCGTGGGAACTTGGTGTAAAAACTTTATATTATCATAGAGGAACTAATCCAGCTCAAGAGCTAAGTAGAAATCTATTAACATGTTCGAGCTGTGAGGGATAATGGACGAAGAAACTTTATATTGTCATAACTGTGACACAAAATTTACTATTTTATTTCATCAAGCGGATGAAGATATGATGTTAACACCGTCTTATTGTCCTTTATGTGGTGCACCAATTACTGGTGAAGATCAAAACTATTATAACGAAGAGGATTACGAATAATGTCAGCATACGAATATAAAATAAAAGAAATACTAAGAGTAGTTGATGGTGATACCGTCGACGTATTAATCGATTTAGGGTTTGGACTCACTAAGAAAGAAAGAGTCCGAGTTGCTGGAATCGACACACCTGAATCTAGGACAAGAGACTTATATGAAAAGTATCTAGGACTAGAAGCTAAAGATTATCTAACAGATCAACTTGATTGCGAAAACATAATTATCAAAACTGAAAAAGATGGTAAGTATGGAAGAATGCTAGGTTGGTTATATAAAGAAGGCGACGACATATCTATTCAAGAAAGAATGATTGCAAAAGGATATGGATGGGCTTATGATGGCGGAACTAAAGAAAAAAGTTACGCAGAGTTAAGAGAGAAAAGAATGCTAGATGGTTCTTGGACATACCCTGAAGACGCACCAGAGGAAATAGAATAATGGCTGAATTTTATTGGCTAGTTGGAAGTGCACTATTTATTCTACTAATGTTTTGTATTAGTGGTGTCATATTTAGTGAGGATTTTGAGTGTAATAAATATAAAGAGAGAAAATAATGGATTGGTTAATTATATTAGGATTGACAGCAGTGTTAGCCGGAATGGTCGCACTAGCTTGGAAACTTAGAGCTAAGTAGTGGTAAGCATAAGAAGAAAACGTACTAGAGATAAAAGCTATACCGTCATTATGTTTGACAAAGATAATATACATCAATGGCCAACTAATGAACATGAACACTATGAAATAATGAAAATATTTAAACAAGATAAACCTTATGAAGGTATTATCAATGATTACATAATATGGAAAAAATTACTAAGTGAGTGATTGGACTTATAATAAGAAACCTTTTGATACTGATATGATTGAAGATTATATCGGATTTGTTTACGAGATATATGATACTGAAGCCAAGATGAAATATATTGGTAAGAAAAAGTTCTGGTCAAAAGTAACTCGACCTCCACTCAAAGGTAGAAAAAATAAAAGACGATCTCTCAAAGAGTCCGATTGGAAATCATATTACGGTTCATCTGAAGTCGTCAAAGACCTGGTGGAAAATACAGGTAAGTGGCGTTTTAAAAGAAGAATCCTTAGGCTTTGTAAAACGCTTGGTGAAATGTCTTACTATGAAATGAAAGAACAACTTGATAATGATGTCTTA